TTAATTCTACCACCATATGCCATTTTTTGTTCATATTGTTCAAAGTCTTTAGTAACATTTTCACCCGTTTCACCAAAGAATGGCATTAACATTTTTATATGTTGTTCTTTTGTAATTTGTCCTTTTTCCAAAGCTTCATCCATATATTTTTTTAACATATATATTGTAGTTGAAGGAGCAACACCGCCTTTAGTTTCTTTTACAAATTTTAAATTTTCTTTTAATGATTTTTCTTTTGGCATAGGATCTTCCATACCTTCTGCATAACCCATTCTACCACCACCAGCTTTCATGTTTCTTTGTACAAATTTTTCTATATCTTCAGAAGAAGCTGTTTTATTTAATTCAGAATAATATGACCTTAAATAATTTGCTAAAGCTTCAGGGTCACCTTTTAATTCATTTAATTGTTGATCTTCCATTCCATCAAATGCACTTCCAAGAGCAAAAGCTCCTCCTATTTTTTGTACACCAGATAATCCATCATAAAAACCTTTAGCCTTACTTAATAAACCTGTAAGTCCACTTGTACCACCAGCCTTACCTAATAAACCTGTAAGTCCACTTGCACCACCTAGACCATATAAAGATCCAGCAGTTAATGCTAACTTACCAATATCAGATTTAAGAAAACTTCCTATTCCTTTACTAATACCCTTAAAAGCTTTTTTAAGACCACCAAAGAATGCTCCTTGTCTAGGTGCAACTTCCATAATTCCACCTCTCATTCTTAACTGTCTTGGCATTTGTGATCTTGAAATTGTCATAATTTATTATATCTAATAATGCCTTGTTTTACAACTTAGAATCACCACCTATTGGCAATGCTTCTACAGTTACTTTAACGTCTCTTTTAATATCATCAGCTACAGTATCTGTACCTGGATCTTGTACATCATTCATAGCTTCTGCGTCTGAATTATATTCTTGACCTGTTTTAATGTTTGTTAGCGTAATCTCTGTTTTTGGTGTTATAATCTTAACCGGTTTACCATTTATTACTTCTACTCTATATGATGCTTCTGTTTCTACAAATGACATATTAATCCCTATTTATTTCTAATATTGAGGCTACTACATGCAATCTATTTGCATCTGCAGCGGTTACTTTAAATACTTCGTTTTCTTCTAATATAACAGGTTGAGTTAGCAATTGTTCTGTTGCATGACCTGCTACACTTTTTACATCAAACAATACAAACACATTACTAGACGCATCTGTTATAGTTGCTGTAATCGTACTACCATTATTACTATCATCACAAACTAAAATACTTTTTATAATAGCTCTTGAATCAGATGGTGCAGTATATAAAGTAGTAGCACTCGTAGTTGTTAAATCTAGTTTTGCATTTTTATAAATATTAGCCATTAAACCACGCGAACCTTTCTTGATCTTGCTTTTGTTCGTTTAAAAAAGTAGAATTTAATTGCTCTACAACTATAGCAATTGCTCTATTAATTTGTTTTTGGTTAGAGACATCATACTCTTCTTTAGGCTCAGGTAATCTAACTACTACTTTTGCCATGTCTTTTATTTTCTTGATATCCTAAAATAGGAGGCATTACAGTTAATATAGATCCTATGATCATTGACATTGGATAAATAACTATATCTGCGTATATAGAACCTATAGTTCTTTTTTTATAAATTTTATGATTATAAAAATCTCTTACTCTGTTAGATTGCCATTTAGACTTAGCAACAAGATTATCAGCAATTACTTTACCCCAAACATCATATCCTCTTTGCCAAATTTTAGATTGTTTTCTATGCCAAGCTCTAAGTTTTTTAACTTCAGTTAATGTCATGTCGCCACGTTCATTAGCTGCTGTACAACAGTGAGTTCCATTACCACCGGGTGAATCAGTACCACCACTTTCTCCCGGTTTAGTTGTGCCTGTAACTGGACTATCAAAAATACTTCCTGTAGGAGAAGCTTTGCTAGTATCACCGACCATATAATTATCATCACTATATTGATCTCCAGCATTATAACTACTACCTGTAATACCAGGTCCATAATAAGTTCCTGCATCATCATAATCAAAAGGACTTACATCCATATCTTTATCTAGTCCTATAAAACCAGACTCTCCTGGAGTTACACCCGGATCAAAACCTTTATTATCAGCACCACCTGGATAACCATCATCTGAAGTTCCCGGTGTTTCTGTAAATCCATCCGTAGGATAACCATCATCTGAAGTTCCTGAAGGATCAGTATATGTAGGAGCTGTTTGTGTATAAATACTTTTAGTATTATAAATATTTGGATCTGTGTAATCTAGATATTCTTCTTCATCTTCTAAAACAGTTTCTCCAAATGGAATATCTGCATTTAAAGAATTTACTTCATCATCAAAAGTATCTGCATCAAAAGGTGAGTAATTAGGATCAGTAGTATTTGTTCTATCTACCGCTATGTCATTTATTTTTGCAAATTCATATAATGCATCTAGTTTTGCTTTTTTCTGGTCTGGATCTTTCATGTTTTCATTAATGTTATCAATTCTATTTTGAATAGTGTCTGCTGTTATTTTATTTGCGTTATAACCAGCCATAATATTTTGTGCTGTATTTATACTTCCTGGACCTGCAACAATCTGTCCAGTGTCATTAAGTCTTATACCTTGACCTAATAATTCATTTTCATAGACAGCTCTTCTGTTAAAAGGAAGTTCATTACCTAAAGCATCTAAACCTTTTCCAATAAAACTATTTCCTAAAAAATCTGCAGCTGCGCCAGGTATACCTGTTAATTGTTTATCTCCTGCATAACTCATTAAACCATCTGCATTTAATGCACCTGTTGCTTGATTAGCCTCAGGATCACCCATCATAGAAAAAGCATCTTTATATAAAGTTGATTTATAAGGACGTTCATTATAATTATCTTGAGTTCTAGTTCTACTTGGATCAGGATTGTAAACACTAAAATTATTACTATTTTGTACGGGTAATATTTTTTTTACAGGTTCTTTTGGTTGTACTGGAAGAATTGGATTAGTTTCAGGTTGATTAGTTCTATCATACTTAAAAGTCTTAGGTACAGACTGATTTAAATACTGCATTGCTAAATCATATAAACTTGCCATTATCTTCTCCCATCCGGTTGTATGTCTATTCGTAAGGTGCCAAAACGCCAAGATTCACTAACATCTGTATTTTCTATCTTAATGTTAACAAACCTGCCTCTGGCTCTAGTATCCTTTTTATCAGTACTTGCAGTAATTGTAAAGGGGCTTAAAGAGGTATTAGTATCTGATTGTTGAGGATAACGCTTAACAGCAAGCGTTACTTTTGCATTACCTTGTAAATCTTTAAAATCAGGTACAAATCTTCTCATAGCTAAAAATATTTCTCCAGATATACCAGGACCACTGGATCTACCTCGTGCATCTTTTTGTTTTGATTGTATATCAAAATCATATGATTTTACAAATGAAGTAATGGTTGTAGTAGAACCATCTTGATTAATTTGATCTGTACCTACTTCATGTTCAAAAAATTGAGTTTGACCTAAACCATCTTGACCTACCACAACAGGAAAACTTCCATCAAGAGAATCATTATATTTGGTTGCAAAAGGTTTTTCATAAACAGAAGCATCAATCCAAGAAGTTCTAGCTTCTGTTCCAATATACCAAACACCACCTTTCATTGGTTCTCCATAATTAAATACAACATACTGATCATTATACTCAGAATTAGTTGAAGGATAATACCAAACAACTTCTGTAAATAGGTTATTAATACCTGCTGCAACTTGTTGACCTTTAGTTGTATCTGCTTGATCATATACATAATCTTCAACACTACATGGTAGTGATTTAACTGTACCATCAAACATAAAGAAACCATTATTAGACATCCAAAACGCAGCTCCATCTATTTCAACAGCTGCATTCTTACCAATTAATCCACAGTTAGTACCCACTTGTTCAAAACCAAATGTAAAAGGTGCGCCAATAAATTTCATTGTGTATAATGCATTATCTGTCCAAACAAGAATTGTTTCTTTTGCTTTTAAAGCTCCTATAATTTTTGTACCATCCTGTAATCTCTGTGATCCTGCTGAGTTAATTGCTGTTGGTGTGTAGTCATTTATATCTTCTTGATCTGAGAATCTTATAAACATATCATCTTGTGTTGTTGTATCTCCAATAGTTGTTTCAGTACCTAAATGAATTAAGTGACGTGTTGTAGGTGAAACTAATGTAACTCTTGTTGCAGTTGGATTGTTTGTTGTTTGAAAACTTGTTGTTGTAGTTGATGCACGTGTTGTTAGTCTTGCAGCTATACCTGCATTCCAAGTAAATGTTTTACCATTTGCAATCGTTGCAACTAATACCTGACCAAAATTACTTAATGACCACAGACCTGGTTCAAGTGATACGTCAGATGCAGAAGCTGCTTCTCCCCAATTACCTGATCCCCATGAGTCAATACCCCAACCATAACCATAAGATTGTTCTGCAGGACCAACTTGTTCATAAGGTTTAACTTCTAAACTTCCACCTGTTGAGACAGTTGCTGTTGCATTACTTGATTGTGTGATTGTAAATATACTTGAACTTGTAATACTCGTTACTTGAAATAATTTATCTTCAAAATCAGAATTAGAATAACCTGTACCACCTGGTAAAGTTACGTTATCTAATAATACAATGTCCCCTGCACTTAAACCATGATTAGATTTTGTTATAGAACAAACAGCTGAGTTGTTAGTTGTTGCAATAGTACAAGAAGATAAAGTAGCTTTTAAAGGTGTAATGTCATACAATTGACCTTCAAAATAAATAATTAAAAATTTATCTGTTCCAAGAGCCACGTACCTATTTCCATCTAGATCAACAAATGCAAACTGTCTTCTTGCAACACCTACAATTGTATCTGTAACTAATGATGACCAACCACCTACTTTCTCTGGTAAACCATATCTGAATCTTGTATTGTCACAATCTACCCATCTGTTTTCCGCACCAGATTCAGTATCTTGCTTATCAATTCCTGGTAAGACTTTAAAATCAATTAGAGCCATGGTCCGTGCTCCTATATGTTATCTTTATAGATCCAGCCTCTAGTTGCATTAACATAGACTAAAGTAAAGGCAGAACCATTGACACTTACTACTAAATCTGAAGCAGCACCTAAAATATTGGAACTGTTTCTACCGATTGTTAAATTGTTAGATGCAAAACTATTACCGCTATCTATAAAATGTACTTCATTTCCTATTGCAGGTGATGCAGGTAAATTGATAGTAACAGGTGTACCAATACCAGACCCTGAAGTGTTTACTAATAATTGATCACCATTAACTGCTGTATAAGTAGCTGAAGGTGTGTAGTATCCTTTAGTCTGTAGTTTACCTGTAATATTTGTGCCATCAGAATATAAAACTGTAGTTGATCCAATTGGTAAAACAAGACCTGTTCCTGAAACTGTCTTAACAGTTAATGTGTAATTAGATGCTGATCTAGCTGTTGCATCTTCTACAATAAAAACTCTTTCAGCACCATCAGGCATAGTAACTGTTCTATTAGCAGTAAGTGTTCCTGTTAATTTATAGTATAAATTCTTACCATTTGCTGTTGCATGGTTAGCTAAAGATAAAGCAACATCTGATGAGCCTACAGCAAGTGATAAGTAACCACTAGCTGCTTGTTCTAAAATTTGTAAGTTTGTGTTTGTAATTGTACCCCAGGTTCCTGATTTTTCCCCTGTAGTTATAAGCTCTAATTTTAAATCTGTTGATGTACTTGATGCCATAATTCTCCTATGCGTCCGGGTCTATCGGTACCCAAACTTGATTTACTCCTGGTGGTATTGGGTTCCATGATATCACACTTACTGGGTTATTTGCAAGGTTTATTTGATTACCTGTTACAGGAACTGTTATGGGAAAAGCAATAGTAGTATTACCCACTGAAATATTTAATCTGTTTCCTGTTACAGCTATGTTTAAATCCTGTATGAAAGGACTTGAAAAAGGTGCTGCTGAAAATGAAGTTGATCCAAATAACATAATATATCCTTACGGGGTTTGTATCCTTGTCCAAGTTTGATCTACTCCTGGTAGTATACCATCCCATTGTTTAATGTTAACAGTAGATGTTCCGATATTTAACTGACTTCCTGCAGGTAAAGCGGTTGCTGCAGCAGTAATTGTTACTGTTCCTGTTGCAAGATTAGATTGTTTTCCTGTAACACTAACGACTGCATTTGCTTTTGCAACTGCATTACCAATTGTTAAATTAGCTCTTGATCCAGTGACAGAGAAGTTTGCATCAGCAGAAATAGTGACTTCACCTGTACCAATATTTGCTTGTGATCCATCTGGTAAAACAACTGCCGCTGCAGTAGTTGTTACATTACCAAGAGATACATTTGCTCTGTTTCCAGTAACTGGAACTGTAATATTAACTTTACTCTCAGCATTACCGATTGATAAATTAACTCTTGATCCTGTAAGAGCAACTAATGCATTTGCAACAATAGTTGGATTACCGGTTGTAATACTAATTTGATTACCATCTACACTGACATTTGCATCAGCAGTAATAGTTACATTACCTACGGTGAAATTAACTCGTTGTCCTGTAACACCAACATTAGCATCAGCAGTAATACCAACTGTGCCTGTATTTAAATTAAATCGATTACCGGTTAACGGAACATCTACATTGACTGCAATACCAACTGTGCCTGTTGAGACATTAAATCTATTTCCTGTTACACCGAAGTTAGCATCAGCGGTAACTCCAACTGTGCCTGTACTAGTATTAATTCTTGATCCATTGACTTCTACAAATGCGTATGGAGGAATACCTTGTGAAGCAAAGGCTGCTTCAGAGAAAGCCGTTGCACCGAAGTACATGGTCTATGCTCCTGATTTTGGATATTTATTTTTAGTAGCTGTTCGTTTAGCTTGTAATTCTGTAAGTGTATCGCCACCATCTAATAGTGCGTGGATACATTCTTCATGTGTTGGGTATTCTGCTTGTCTATTTCTTTTCCATTCTTCAGCATCATACTCTGCTTGTAGTTCTGTCATCTTAGCTTCTATGTCAGCTTTAGATATTGGTGTTGTGCCATTCAACCAAGTAATTTGATCATAATCTTCTGCATTAATTGTAAATTCTGCATTCGGATTAATTTTTAAAATTGCTTTATGTATCATATTCTTATCCTGCTATTTCCATTACTGTTATACTTGCTGGAAATGATGCTCTGTTTGCATCATCTGTACCATCTGCTGTTCTACCTATTACTAAAGTTTGAGAACTATTGTTTGTTAGACCTTGTAATTTATATGTAGTTGCACTTGTAGTTGACGGACTGTCTAAAAACATTACATTAACTGAATAAGTTTCTTGACCTTGTGAAACTCCATGTGTTGTGTGAACACCACCACTTGACCTTACTCTACTAGAACCAGATTGGTCAGCTAAGTAAATATCTGTACTACCTCTTACAAGTTTTAAAAGAGCATTTCTATCAGAGCCATCAATACTCATACTGCAACTAGCTGTTATAAAAATTTTACTAGATGTGCTTGAAGGAGTTATTGAAACTGATAAACCAGTAATATCTGTAAAACTTGTAGAAGTAGTTGAAAAAACATCTAGTTTAGTTGTTGATTGAACTTGAATAACATTTCCTGCAGCCAAAACAGAATTTGGTATTGTCCCTGTTATTGCATTCGCTCCACCTAATCTTGTTATCGCCATAATTTATCCTATCAACGCTTTAATTTCGTCGTCGTCCAATCCTAAATCTTTTAGCTTCTGTT